TCGGTTCCTTTACTCCGATAAAAATCCTGAGACTGCTTAATAAAAGTTGATTGGTTTAAATTTGTGTAAAGAGATCTATTTTCAAATCCAGGAAGTAATTGATTTTTTGATTTGATCAAAAATTCTTTTAAAAACAAAGAACTTAGATTGATTATTTCTGCTCCTCGTAATATTAATTCTCCATTAGGAGCATACTTACTAGCAATATGTTCTGTACTTTCTGATTTGGAAAATACGAGTTCATCCGGATGATTTTGCTTATTATAGGAGGTAATACCACTAAAACCCCGTATACATCCGGTAAATGAGTTATCTGTTTTTCCGGTATATGTAATAATTTCATCGTCTATTTTTAACAATCCATATGATTCTGGAAATCCGCTAGTGCCTGCAGGCGATAGACGATTATCTACTTTGATAGTATCGTCAAGAAAAGAGATGTCATTATAAACAATTTCACCATTAACTTCAGTGTCATTTATTAAAATTACACTTTCAACCTGATTTGCCTGCTCATCAATTTTTACATATTTGTCAATATTTTGTATTAGATCAATTGGAGCTCCTTGAAACTCCTGAGATATGTAATATTGGGATAAGAATTCAGAAACTAATGGAAATTCCTCCCTAACATATGAAGGAAGTTGATTTTGTACAATGTTACTGAATTTGATTCTCGTTTCTGTCATTATCTTACTAGATTTCCGTTAGTGTAGCTGGATGTTACAATGTAATTTGATGCTGATGGGTCGAGACCAGAAGAAATCTCATCAACAACCATTTCAAAATTACTGTTATTAATATCTAGTTGCAAATATAAATCCTGTAATCCAATAATATCATTTGATTGTGGAACAACGGAGATTTCTATAATAGACTGTCCATCTTTGACCTTGGCAGATGTGATATTAATGGGATTTAATGTAATAATTCCCTTCGTATAATCAATTTTTCCAACATTTCTACTTACAACTGTTGCAGTAGTGGAAGATGATGATGGCACATTGAACAGGAATATAGATCCTGTTGTTCTGTTTGTATCTGGAATGTCGGAAAGATAGAGATCTTGCTGAATACCAGCAATTCTAAATTTGGAGGATTTTATATTGTATCCATCCATACTATTAATATGAAATTGATTTCCAAATCCAATAGAATATTCTGAAAAAGTATTTAAAACAATTCTAAGATCTCTTCTCATTTGAATCTTGGTTATGTTTGAGGTAACCGACATATGGCTATCATCAATGATTTTCAAAAATTTACTATATTTGAATCTTGCACCATATCTATTTAATTCAGTAGATTCAGCATATTTATTTGCATTTGATTGAATGATGCTAGAAACATATGCCGCATTTGGTGCAAGATTTGTATTGTAATAAATTTTTGAATCAACTTCAATGTAGAGATATTTCAGATCCAAAATTTCAGGAACAATTCCTGCAACTGCATATTTCTTTAATTTGAGTTTTATATTCTCTTTGATTAGATTTGGAAGAAAATCTCCGGTCCTTGGTTTGATACTAATAAAAACTTTTCCATATTGAGGAGGAATAAGTTCTTCTCCACCAAATACTGAGATTGATTCTGTATCTGGATAAATTTTTGCTGGTATTAATGTTTCATAATCATTTGCAGTTAGAGCTCTATTTTGAGAAGCATATATTCTGGGAGCATACTTTTTAATAGAATCAACCGACTCTATATTTTCACCACCTGATGCCATTAATCCAGTTGTCAACAAAGAAATTCCAGAGGTCACAACATACTCTGTTGAGTTTCTTGTATATGTTAATCTTCCAGAAAAACTAAATTGATTTACTCCATTTCCACTGTCGCCATTTGTTGCAATATAAGATACCTCAATATAATTTCCATCAGAAAGTGCTTTGCCAAAGAAATCATCTCCGAAAAATAATTCATATCTCTCGTCCTCAATTTCTTGTAAAAAATAAACCTCAGATTCTTTATCGATAGCAAATAGACTATCCTGAAGACTATATTTTACAGACGGAGTTTGTGGAGAAGAATTTGATTTAACAATTACAGAAATTAAACCTGTGTCAATACCACTGTTTGGCAGTATAAACCTTTGATTCGGATTTCTTGTACTATAAGTAAAACTAGAAGTCAGTAGGGTTCCTTCATAGATTTCAAGATCTGTAAAGGTAGCAAAACCATCTATCACTGGAACAGTAACATCTTCTAAGATTGAAAAAATAAAAGACTGATTACCAAAAGAACCCGAAGTACTTGCAATCGGACCTTTCTTTAATGTCAGTGCTGCCGGAGTTGGATTAATATTTGTGGTATCGACAAAGAAAGTTACAGTTGCTCTTGCTGATTTCTTTGAACGGGGAATATAACCAATATTTCTTGCAAGTGCAACAACATTCTCTCTCAGTGTTGCACTATCAATGAATACCTCATTTGCCACCATATTGGCATTGTATGAAGTAATGTATGTATTATATGCCAGAACATCAAGAATCGTCGAAAGATTGGATCCCTCAAAATCATAGTCCGTAAAATTGGAATTTGACTTTAAGTAATCTTTGAGTGTAGCTTTAATCTGGTCAAAATCCAGATTCGTGAAGTTTACTAAGGGCATTTACCTGATTATCTGGTAGGTTGCAGAACAAACTGTAGTTGTTGTGCAGGAACGTCTGCACCAATGATTTTATAATTGATTGTTACATCAAATGCACCAATATCATAATCTGGAGTTGTACTTACTTCAATCAATTCAATTCGTGGTTCATAATTATTGAGTGAATTTTGAATCTCATCACGAATAATGGATGCAGAAATATCATCGACATTCTCAAAAAGAGTTCTATTAATCCTGGAACCAAAATTTTGATTAAAAAATTTCTCTCCAGGAAGAGTAAAAACTATATTACGAATAGAGCGAGCAATTGCAGTTTCATTTTTCAGGGCAATCAAATCCAAATTCAGGGGATTTACCTGAAATGACATACTAATATCTCTGAAACCTTTACTAACTCGCTCTAGTGGCATTGAATATTGTAAATCTATCTTATTTATTCGTCAAAATTCGGTTAATGGAATTGGTTCAGTACCATATTCCCAATCATCATAGTCATCATCATTACGAATTTTTTCGTGAAGTTCTTTTTGTATTACAAAATCGTGTTTTTTAGGAGTTAAATCGTCATTATTGATTTCACGAAGCATTTTTGATGGAGTTTTTGTATAGTCAGTGATTAATTTTTCGGTTCCCCACATCTCTCTCATATAATTTTTGTCTCTATCCGAAGGTCTTCCCATTTTTTTCTCCTGATTTGTTGAAAATCAGAACTTTTAAAGGGGTTTCTATCCCTTTTGAATCAAATCATAGTCATCTTGAAGAATTTCTCTTAGATATTCTTCGTCCCAGTTATCATAATAATCAGTTTTTGCCAATTTTTTTCGAAATTCACGCAATTCTTCTTTTGGTTGAGCTATAATTAGATTGTAAAGTCCATTATTGGTCTTTATATCTTTTATGTAGGTATCATAAGAGGCACAATCCTCAAAAAATTTCCATTCATTGTACTTCTTATTGTAAATTTGCACCCATCTCTGAACCTCTGGAAGGTCAAATGAGTCCTCAATGACATATATGATCACCTGATACCCTTCGACCGGCACGATGGCGTCCGCAGCGCACTCCACAATCAGATATCTTGCCTTTGCTGCAAATGGGCAGATAGAAAAATTACCTAATTCCTTTCTTACCTTTGATACTTCTTTGATCCATTTGCGAACGTTTCTTTCGACTTCGGATGTTTTCATTGGATTGGTTCTTTCTATTGGGTCTTCTTCAAGCGAGAAGCGGCGGAGCGCCGGTATAAGATAGTATAAGTATAATCCTACATAGGTACTTATCATAAAAAAGCACTCAGAGAAACTCTGAATGCCTTGAGAGAGATTATTTACCCTGTCCTCGGGATGGTTTTCGTGCATTGTTTCTGCTGGTTGCAGTATACTTTGTATGCTTTCCATTACCCTGTCGAGTATTCTTTGGATGAGAAGCAATACCTTCTGAACCATTCAGTGTTTTTCGATTTGCTGCCATAATTAAATTTCCTCCATTTCAAGTTCATTTGGATTAATATCTTCCCCGGCATAAAACTGTTCGGAGAAGTCTTGAAGAATCTCACTACATTCTTCGGCAGTGAGATTCATATAAATTTTACGACCTTTGTATAAAAGATTGTAAAGTTTTTCTTTCATCAGATTACGCGAGTCTTTTCGTGCCCGACCCGAATGCGAGGATCGCACCAGATCTTGAAACCTTCCTCAATTGCATCGAGACAGAATGAGACATCTTCTCCACACATATCTTGTACGGCACCCGATTCAAAAACCTGCATCTTCGGCGCAAACCAAGGATATTCGAGATTTTCAAATACTCCCTTCTTAATCAGTACCCAACCGAAACCAGTATAATCAACTGTGAATGGCTTCTTACGCTTGGAGATAGATTCTACGGTCTCGTGATTCATCACACCACCATTCTTGCGGAAGTCATCTTCTTCCAACCAGTGCGCGACCGAGGTTGTGTGACCATCCTCTGTGGCATACCACCCGGCAGTGATCTCACGTTCTGTGCCATCCTCAGAGAGTGAGAGATCACACAATTGCCAGAACTTGTTTGAATCAAATACAATGTCACTATCAATCCAAAGTTGATAATCGTATTGTAACTTTCCGTCCCAGGGAATTTGCTTGGGACCACGTAGTACATTTGCACCAAGACACTTGCAACGGGCAAAATTCACCATTGAAGAATAGTCTTGAGAAATTTGAATACTCATTCCGTTTTGTACTAAATCAAAACAGAGTTGAACGAATGCCTTGAGAAAGATAAAAGAGCACCCTCGCCCAGGCAAGCAGAATACTATGCTCTTTCCGCGCATACGCTCTTTGATTGCTCCGTAATCCCACTCCTCTGAGGTGGGCTTTGGAGATGTTGCTTTAACAGTAAATCCTTTTGCCATAAGTTTCGAAATCAATTCAGTTCAATTTTAACAGTTTATATAGTACTTGTCAATTTTCAGTGAGAAGAATTTGTGGATACTTCTTTATTGACAATCAGTTCCTCATAGGATAGGTCGGCGGCAGTATAGTCGGTCTTCATTAGACCTACCAGATTATTCAGAGTGCTCCAGGTGGTGGTGAACTCTTCTTCTTTGATAGAATGAAATAGACATCTATCCTTTGCGTATATGTGATATATTTTTTCGTTTTTGGGCATTTTTTTCTGGCGGCAAAATTTTTTTTTGTTGCGAGAGAATTATTTCACAACTGCATTATATATGAGTGCCAATAAAATACCCAAGGGCACCAAGACTATTCGTGGATATCGTATACACCAACCTGCAAGAACAACCTTCCAGAAGTTCCAGTATGGTGTTCTTCTGTGAGAGTGTGTGTGCATTTTTTTCTGTGAGAATTTTTTTGAAGAGCGTGATATCTAGCTATCGAATTGTCACCTTTGTAGGTTAGGAAGGACCCTTTTTTTATAACCGCCGCGGCCGCCCGCGCCATCAACAACCAACCGCAAAACACTGTCAAACGCTGTCATTCACGCATCACCCTATGTGATACTCATATCATAACATAAGGTGCCCCCCAGTGTCAACATCGCTGACGCTCTGTCTAACGACCAGAGGGCACACAGTGAGTTATATCAGTCCAGAGTAGAAATACCAAGAATAGACTCAATCAGTGGCGACTCGATATAATCGAAACTCACATTATCAGCAACGAGTGCATTCAGAATTGAAAGAATCTCTGCACCAGTGTTACCTTGAGCCAAAAGAGAGAGAGCAACAGACTTGGACATAATAACGAAGAAGAGTGTTAGTCAGAGTGTGAACAGTGAGTGTCTATTAGAGGGCGCATCTCATTCCCCTTGGTGTTATGCCAGACGCATAGAGGAGAAGAAAGGAACAACTGCAAATTTACCGTTGCCAGTATACAGTTTAGCGAACCAAGTGTATGCCTTTTGAAATACACCTTCACCAGGCAATCCATGCACCTGAAGAATAGCATTCAGGCGAGACTTAGTGGTGTTTGATTGATACCCACCATCATAAAGACGAATGAAACCATCACCTACCTCTGCAATCTTGTTACGATGCAGATACACATAAGAAACCCCATTGATATACAGAACTTCAGTATTTGCACTCTTCCAATTCACTTTGTCGGTGATTGCTTGGTTCATCTGACGTTCAATCTTACGCATTTTGAGAATTTAGTGGTTTGGGGTTGTCCTTACACTATAGGGACACTTTAAAGGCCCCAGAGTTAGTATCACATAAAACTGCTTAATGATCATTAGTTTTCCACAGGTTAGTAATAGTTTTCCACAGGGTCAAATGTATAAAGTACTGCAAACACTAAGTAATGACGTAAACCTGTGGAAAACTTATACCTTACTGATGGGGAACTTTACCTATAGAAAATGGTTGCTTATCTGTGGAAAAATAGTTTTCCACAGGGTCATAAGTTACCAGCGCACAGGTACATCGAGATCCTCAACATACGCAGACACTCTTTCAGTCGGTTCCAGTTCAAAAATCTTCTCCCATTCCATATTGTGTGGGTCAAAGTCACTTAATACATCAAGCTCAAGTGTTACTCTATAACGCTGTTTCTGTCCTTGAAGATAAGATACCGACATAAGAATGGTGCTCCTTGGTGTATGTGATTAGTCTACAATGCCCTGGGATAGGTGTCAAGTAGGTTGGTGCTATTTATAAGTGTTGATGATGTTTTATGAGGGTTTGTGTGGGATTTTGGTATCTCCGGGGGGTTGACATTTGGGCAAAAGTGTGATAAACTGCTCGCTTAGATAACAACACCCAGAGACATTTATAAGACTCTAAATGCACTTCGAGATAATACTTTTCCACAACCTGTGGAAAACTATCTCATCAACACTTATACCTTTTTTAATACATTTATTATTGTTTTTAAATGTTTTTAATCAAAACGGGATGATATATCAGGTCCGGGCAGTTCATAGTGTTCAACGGCAGCTGCAATCTCATCTTCTCTAAATGCAAACTGCACAAAGTAATTGTTATCATAGATGCTGTACTGTGTGAACTCTACAGGTGCATAGTTTCCATTATCATCCCAGTTACCACGTTCGGAAACTGATGTAACAATAGTATACACCTTGTTTGTATCTGGAGAAGTGAAAGTTGTTTGTGTCATAATCAGAAGCGAATGTGAGGGTGAACTATACCATACTCATCAGTTACAAACACTAACTCCAAACCAAGTAGATGATAGTCACCGAGATCATCTTCAGAGATAAGGGCAACATCCTGATTGAGTTGTTCTTCGGAGAGTTGTTGTAATTGAAGCAGCAGTTCTTTGTATGTCATTTGATTTGTTCGTATTGAATGGAATTGATACACCAACCGGATTTGTCACTAATTAGATCTACAAGTTCATCCTCTTCATCTACAGTCCAAACTTGTCCGATATATCCTCTTTGAAGTTGATCTTGTAGCATTTCGGTATCAATATCCTCACCACAATCATAATCATCATTCAGGTCAAATTCAATTCCGGTGATTTGAAACTTCATAGTCATTTGAGTTAGAGTGTGTGTTAGTGAGTTTACAGGTTTACAGATCTTGAAGCATTTCATTCAGTTCAATATGATTCAGTTTCTTATCATTCCACTTTACACCATCAGGAGTTTCCTTACTTCCACAATCATACAAACCTTCAATCACTTCTTTGTAATCAGTGCAACCCTGTGCAAACTCATACAAACCCTCATCATTTTGAATCCAGAGAGAGACATTCCAGGTCTCATAGTTGCTCCAACCGTTATAGGTTTGATCTTCGATTGTGGGTTGGAAAGTAACAGTCATTTTGTTTTTTGTTTGAGTTGTGTTCATTTTGGTTTGAATAGTTTCAGTCAACTTGACCCTCAAATCCCCAGTTTTGCACAAGAAAAGTAGGGTTCAGTTCTGCACACAAATTCCAGGCATCTTGTGCAGTGGGCGCCATATAGACAAGACGGGTGGAGTAGTTTTTGTCAGTGAAGATACCCCGGAAGGAGTAGGATTGTTCTGTCATTTGAGTTGTGTTCATACTAT